CGCGACTTTCGCCAAATATGATCGCGGCGAGCGCCTCGGTATAGGCCGCATCGCCCTCGGCCCCGAGATAGGATTTGCTGTCCTGCGTCTCGGCGAGCCATGCCTCGGCCGATTTGACCGCGCGCATCACCGGGGTTCGCCCGGCGTCGTCACGGAATACGCCCACGCCGAGGTCGATCTTGCCGGGGCGAGGGTCGGCGCGGTGGAGCGCGATCAACCCGAGCAGGGCGTCGGCGGGCTGCGCGATCAGCGGCGCGAAGGGATCGTGCAGGGTCGCGGCGGGCGGCGAGAGGAGATCGGTTGGCATGTGCGAAATATCGCAGCAAGTGTGCGATAAATCTTTTCAAAATTGCGGTAGATCGGCTAAATGTCGAGAAATATTCTCGGGTATTGGCGATATGGAGAGAAGTTGACCAACCTGGATGCCCTCGATCGCAAGATTATCGATGCGCTTCAGCGCGACGGCAGCCTCAGCAATGCCGAACTCGCCGAGCGGGTGGGGAGTACCGGCCCCTCCTGCTGGCGGCGGATCCGGTTGCTCGAAGAGGCGGGGGTGCTCGCGAAAAATGTCTGGCTCGTCGATGCCGCGCGGATCGGGCAGGGGGTCAATGTTCTCTGCAACATCCGGCTTAAAAGCCATTCGGCCGAGCATACCGCGCTGTTCGAGAATTTTGTCCGCGATCAGGACCGGATCATGGAGTGCCTGTCGATGTCGGGCGAATGGGATTACCAGATCCGCGTCGTTGCGACCGACGTCGCCGATTACGAGATATTCCTGATGCAGACGCTGCTCCGCAACGAAGCCGTTGCCGGCGCTGCCTCGCACTTCGCGCTGCGGGTCGTGAAATATCAGACCGCTGTCCCGCTCCCCGCCAAATAGCCGGGAATCGCGCGGGTCAGGGCAGGGGGAAGTGGCGGTGGATGTAGTCAGAAGCGAACTCGTCTCTGATCGACGTTTCTCTGTTTCACGGGAATATACAGGGAAAATCCTGAATTTGATGGTTGAGGCAGGCACTTGCCGCCTTGGAGGTCGCAGAGATGCGGCATTTCTGCACCGCATTCCCTAATCACAAAAGCAGGGAAAATTCAGCGGAAAACAGGGAAGAATTTTCGAACATAAGCGATTGATCAGAAATGATTATTTGCGCGGCTGCTTGTCGACAAAACCCTTCCATAATTGTCTCGGCGCTGATATAGATTTTGGCGTCTAAGCAGCATACCCGTGCGAGTTTTTGGGAGCAGCAGAGACCTCATCGGCCACGCGAAGCGGGGCAGGATGGTGGTCGCCTGCTGTTGTGCTGCGCTTCTGCCGTTCTGTTTCCTTCGCTGACCAGTGGGTCAGCTCAAAGAAAGGAAATGGAATATGCGTTTGAAGCCCTCTCCCGAACCGACGAAGATCCTTTCGTCCATTCTCAACTCTGACGGCAAGCTCGGCCCGATCGAATATCGATCCCCCGCTTCGCTCACGCCGTACGTAAACAACCCCCGCAAGCACCCCGAAAAGCAGATCGTGAAGCTCATGGCTTCGATGGAAGAATTCGGGTTCGTTGCACCCGTCCTTGTCGACAAGGACGACATAATCATTGCAGGCGAAGCGAGGATCGAAGCTGCGAAGCGTCTTGGTCTGCCGGAAGTTCCGGTTCTGGTCGCGGATAAATGGACCAAGGCACAGGTTCGCGCCTATCGCTTGGCAGACAACAGGCTCGCCCAGCTATCGACTTGGGACGACAACTTGCTTGCCATCGAAATAGCCGAGATCATTGAGATCGGGGACGTCGCTATTGAGATTGCTGGCTGGGACACGCCCGAGATCGACGTTCTTCTCGACACAAATCTGCACCCGGTTGCTCATGATCCAGTCGACGATGTTCCACCATTGCCCCGCCAGGCCGCCAGCCGCTTGAGGGATCTGTGGAACCTTGGAAAGCACCGCCTTCTGTGCGGCTCTTGCCTCGAGCTAGAAAACTGGTCGCGGCTGATGGACGGGAAGACCGCCCAGATGGTGTTTACCGATGCGCCTTATAATGTTCGTATCCAAGGCCATGTATCCGGGCTTGGTAAGAACCAGCACGAAGAGTTTGCGCAGGCCTCCGGCGAAATGTCCTCGGTGCAGTTCACAACCTTCCTGACGGATGCTTTTAGCTGTGCAGCAGCTCATCTTAAAGATGGAGGGGTGCTCGCACTCTTTATTGATTGGCGCCACATTTCAGAAATCACGGAAGCCATTCGTGCTAACGGCCTGACGCTGCTCAACCTTTGCGTTTGGAATAAACAATCGGGCGGCATGGGCTCCCTTTATAGATCTCAGCATGAACTCACATTCATCGCGAAAAAGGGCAAGGCGTCCCATACCAATAACGTGCAGCTCGGTAAGTATGGCCGCTACCGAACCAACGTGTGGGACTATCCCGGCGCCAATAGTTTCGGTGCCTCTCGGGACCAGGATCTTGCCGATCATCCGACGGTAAAGCCGACAGCGCTCGTCGCGGACGCAATCCGCGATGTCACCAATCCTGGCGAGATCGTGCTCGACGGCTTCATGGGATCCGGCACCACGATCCTCGCTGCCGAGCGCACAAGGCGCGTCGCCTACGGCATCGAACTCGAGCCGGGATACGTCGATGTCGCGATCCGGCGCTGGGAGAGCATGACCGGCCAGCACGCCGTGCACGCCGAGACCGGTGAGACCTTCGCGGCGCTATCTGAAGCCCGACTTGCCGGAGCCGAGGTCGACGAGGCCGCTCAAGCCTGAACTTTCAGCCCGACGCTGCAGATCGGCATCGGGCTGCTTCCATTCCTGGAGACACGTCATGAACAATCCCCTCGACCATTCGCCACGCGCTGGCCACTTCATCAATCCTCCCGCTCGCCGCCGCGCGGCGCCTCATACCGCACTGGTCACGCAGTTGGAGGTCGATGCCCCCAACGTGTCGGAGCTGCCAGAGTATAAGGTCGGCAAGGGCAAGCCGCCCCTACACTCTCGGTTCAAGCCGGGCCAATCGGGCAACCCCAAAGGCCGGCCGCGCGGCGCGAAAGGTCTCAACAATCTCGTCCGCGAAACGCTGACCTCCAAAGTTCGCGTGCGCACGCCAAACGGCGAAACACGGATGAGCAAGATGGAGGCCGTCCTTCAGAAGACAGTCGAGCTTGCGATGAAGGGCAACCCAAGGGCGATCATGATGGTGGTGAGCCTCTACCGCCCCGCCGTTCCAGACGTCGAACCCGCTGCCGCGATCGGGGGTGCCGAGGAAGACCTCTCCGCAACCGATCTTCAGATTCTGGAGATGTTCCGCGAGGATATCCGAAACAATCTGGAGGCACGGCCATGAGGATCGGACCGAGAGAGCTTCTTGCCGCCGCGCGGCGGCAAGATTTCTCAATCTTCCTGATGAAGGTCTTCGAGACCCTCCATCCCGGCGCGCCGCCGCTCGTGATGGCTTGGTACATCCGGGCAATGTGCCACGCCCTCGATGAAGTATATCGAGGAGAAGAAAAGCGGCTCGTCATCACCGTCCCGCCTCGCCACCTCAAATCGATCGCGGCGTCCGTCGCCTATGTCGCATGGCTGCTCGGAAAAGATCCGAGCATGAAGACCATGGTATCGAGTTACAGCCAGGATCTCGCGCGCCAGCATTCCAACGACACACGAAGGATCATGGAGAGCGAGTGGTATAAGAGTGACTTTCCGAACACCCGGATCAGCGACCGTGGCAATCGCGCGCTGGAACTAGAAACGACCCGCGGCGGCGTGCGTAAAGCGGTTTCGGTCGGTGGGTCGATCACAGGCTTTGGTGCCGACGTCATCATTATCGACGACTGCATGAAGGCCGACGAAGCCCGCAGCCCCACGATACGCGAGGAACTACGTGCTTGGTTCGACGGCACGCTCTTGAGCCGGCTGAACAACAAGGCCGAAGGTAAGATCATCTCGATCCAGCAACGGCTGCACGAAGATGATCTGCCCGCCTATATGCTGGAGAAGGGCTATAAGCATTTGAACTTGCCTGCCATCGCCGGACGGGAAGAGCGGATCCCAATCGGCCGCGGAACGGTTCATCATCGACGCGTCGGCGACCTGCTTGATCCGACACGCGAGGATGAGACCGTGCTCGCGGAACTTCGCCGGGACCTCGGTTCGACAGTGTTCTCGGCGCAATATCAGCAGGACCCGATTGCTCCCGAGGGCAATATGATCCGGCTGGAGTGGTTCGGCAGCTATCATAAGGAACCCGAGCGGCACCAGTTCCTGAAGGTCATTCAGAGCTGGGATACCGGCATGACCGCAAATCCGGGAAGCGATCCTTCAGTCTGCACGACATGGGGGTTCGAGAGAAAGGCTCGAAAGTGGTACCTGCTCCACGTCCTTCTGGCACGCTTGGAATATCCTGATCTGAAGCGAGCCGTCGTTGGTCTCTGGCGGCAGCATAAGCCCGACTGCATCCTCATGGAGCGAGCAGGAAGCGGCATCTCGCTATGGCAGGATTTTAGAGCAAACGGCCCGTTCCGGCTCACCATGGTACCGCCCATTGCATCCAAGGAAGAACGGTTCAATGGGTGCCTGGGCGAGGTGGAGGCGGGGCATATTCTTCTCCCCGCCGAAGCCCCATGGCTTGATGACTTCAAGAACGAGCTGAAAGCATTCCCGTCCGGACGGCACGATGACCAGGTCGATAGCTTCAGTCAGTTCGTGATTTTTCAGCTCAAGAATTGGCGCTGGGTTGAAACCGAGCACGACGACAACGGACGTCCGCAGCGAATTATTCGCCAGCGCAGGCGCAGCCGGTAAAATACGCCGGCCGGCAAACTAAGCCTTGTCGGTCGGCGCCTTCACACACAGCTCTTTCCAGACCTTGTTCATTTCAGACGGCGACGAGAGGTCGGATTCCAGAAAGGCGAGTTCGGTGGGACCCGCCGCGACAAAGCGTTCATATCCGCTGTAGCCGCCGAAGCTGTTCTTCGCTTTCACCTCGCCGCACGCGACGGCGGTTTTGCCACCCGAATAGAAATGCACGTTGCGGAACTCGGCGCTTCCCGGATCCTTAAGTCGGCCCTTGATCGAAATCTGCGACGCCGCGATCCAGGCATTTTGTTTGCCGACGTCGGCGAAGGAGCTGGTCTCAGTCTCCGCCTTCGATGGCGGCGAAGAGCTATGCCGGGGCAAAACGTTGCTCAGGATCACCGCGCCGCCGAGCATCACCGCGAAGCAAACGAGCTCGCGCTTGGTGATCATCGGTCGCGCGGTACCTGGAGCAGATTGAACTTGTGTCCGCATGGGAAGCTCGAACCGTTTTCCACAATATTTGCAGAGGTGGGCTGCCTTCGAGATTGTCTCGCCGCACTGAGGGCAGGATCGTTCGTCGCGCTTCACCGGCGAAACCCCTCGCGCGCATTCCCCCAAAGCCCCCATCGCAAGTCCTCCATCGCATGATCTCGGCATGAAATATGTCGACGATCAGTGACGGGAGTAGTGCTTCGAGCGGCCGGCGTGTCAAGTTCAATGTCACTGATCGTCTGTAGATCAATCAGTCACACGAGGCTCTTTACAGCCGTGTGGATATACGCGTTCGCCTTGGCCGAAATGTGCGCAGCCTTAGAGAAGAGAAGGGCTGGAGCCAGGAGGACTATGCAGACCGCGCGGATATCCATCGCACCTATGTCAGTGATATTGAACGCGGCCGACGGAATCCAACCGCCACGGTAATCGAGAAGCTCGCTAAGCCTTTTGAAATACCCGCCGGACGATTGTTGGACTGATCCACGCAATTGGTCGCGGCCGCGGTTCGATCACGGAGAGCATAATGCGCTAGAAACCGTAACGATTCAATTGCTTCGCCGAGGGTCGCAATCCGATATCCAAGCTCAATCAGGCGTGAGATGTCTTCGTCGATCTTGTGAAGGTCATTTGGCGATAGCGAAGCGATCGTAGGGGCATCCTCAGCTGCGATCAGTGCAAGGTTGAACAGCCCTTTTGCCGCGGTGCGTTCGATCATCATTGCTTAGTCAGATAGCCGCGAATGCTTGAATCCGCGGGCAAGTCCAGTGATTGATCTGATCAGTTGGCGCACACGGATGGAAATTTCGCCTTCTCTTTGACCGCGATCGCGATGTTCGCAAATTCTGGCGGCGGGCATCTGGTTGCGCTCGACTTATGAAGCATTCCGAGCAATCGCTATGCGCATGGAAAACAACGCACCCGAAAGTTTTACGCGAAAGAAAACAAGAGATTGCGGGGAGGGTGCAGGTTTTTCTGTATTAGCTGCGATGCCCTTAACCGCTCTGCGGCAGAAATGGCGGGAGTTGTTCGGCGACCCCGTGCCGCAAGTCAGCGCCGCCGTATTGCGGTTGGCAATCGCGTTCGAGATGCAGAAGACCAGATTTGGGGAGCTATCGCCGGAGACTGCCCGACGGCTTGATCATCTTGCACTCGGAAAGACAGTCAGTTTTCCTCTGCAGCCGGGAATGCGAATTGTCAGAGAATGGAAGGGCCATCTCCATGTCGTTACGGTGGACACAAACGGCAGACTAATCTGGCAGCAGCGCGCATGGCGCTCGCTTAGTGAAATTGCCCGGATGATTACCGGAACGCAGTGGTCTGGGCCGGCCTTTTTCGGCCTTACCGAGAAGTTGGTAGCCGCATGAGGAGGCTGCGCTGCGCAGTATACACCCGCAAATCGACCGATGAAGGTCTCGGTCAGGATTTCAATTCTCTCGATGCGCAGCGAGAAGCCTGCGCGGCATATATTAAGAGTCAGGCGACTGATGGCTGGGTGTTGATCCCTTGCGGCTATGACGACGGCGGATTTTCTGGGGGTTCGTTGGAAAGGCCAGGGCTTCAGTCGCTTTTGGCAGACATAAAGGCAAAGAAGGTCGATATCGTGGTGGTCCACAAAATCGACCGGCTTACGCGCTCCCTATTGGATTTTGCGAAGCTTGTGGAGGTGCTTGAGGCGTCGGGAGCCAGCTTCGTATCGGTCACGCAATCGTTCAATACAACAACTAGCATGGGCCGACTCACGCTCAACATGCTTCTGTCTTTTGCCCAGTTCGAGAGGGAGATCACCGCGGAGCGAATTCGAGACAAAATTGCCGCATCCAAGGTTAAGGGAATGTGGATGGGGGGAAATCCGCCTTTGGGATATGCGCCTGACGGCAGAAGCCTAAAGATCGTTGAAGCCCATGCCAAGCTGATCGTCGATATTTTTGAGCGTTATGTGGCAACCGGCAACGTGCGCCTGCTTGAGTATGAATTGGATCGAGACGAAACCCGGGTACCCCGTCGCGCCGCTCTTTCGGGTCGGGAAATGGGTGGAGGGAAATTCTCGCGCGGACAACTATACAAGATACTGTCCAACCCGGTCTACTTGGGCAAAATAGCTCACCATGATAAGTTGTACGAGGGGAAACACGAAGCGATCATTACGTCAGAGCTTTGGGAGGCCGCGCATCATTTACTTCGTGCAAACAGGCAGGGTTATCATGCCGAAAAGCGACCGAACGCTATGTTGCTCGCCGGGCTGGTCGAGACGGAGGGGGGCAGGCGTTTCAAATCGAACCACGCCTGCAAGGGACGCAAACGGTATCGTTATTATGTGGTGGACAGGATTTCACAAGATACACCGCCGGTAAGCCCCACCCGAATCCCCGGCGGCGAGTTGGATCCCGCAGTAACGAACCTGATCTGCGACGAACTCCGGGATCCGCTCACATTGCTACTGAAAGCCGACGTTGAGATTCATCCGTCCCATATTGTTGGCCTCGACATAAGAGCGGAAGCTTTGCTCGCCGCGGTTCATCAAAGGGACTATTTCACGGTTAGGTCCCTCGTACGGAAAATCATCGTTAGCCCCCCGGCCATCGAGGTTCAACTTGAGGTGTCGGCCCTCCTTCGGGCTCTCGCAATTGCTGGGCTTCCCTATGAGCATGCGATTATTCTGAGAGCGCCGATTAGGGCGATGCGCACTGGAAAGGCGGTCCGACTCATTCAGAAAGATGGGCGCTCGTTTGCTCAACAAAGGCCCCACCTCAAGATGGCGCGGCACATCGCAACGGCTCGGGGGTGGTGGTCGGAACTCAGGTGCGGTGACATTCGTGTGGCCGACATCGCGCGGCGAGAGGGGCTTAACCCTTCTTGGGTTTCTCGCATGGTTCGGCTGAATTTTCTAGCTCCGGCGGTCGTGGATGCCATTTTTGCGGGCACGCTGCCGCACCATCTAGGACCCGATCTGCTCCGGCATCCGGAGTTGCCGCTATCATGGAAGGAGCAGTGTGAATTTTTCAGCTTAAAGATGCCGTATAAAATTTAAATATATCAAATGCTTGGCGGAGCGGGAGGGATTCGAACCCTCGATACGCTTTTGACGTATACTCACTTTCCAGGCGAGCGCCTTCGACCACTCGGCCACCGCTCCGCATGCTTGGAACGCGCGCCCTAGTCGCTTGGCGGGGCTTTCGCAAGCCGGTTGGGCGTGGCAGACATGGCGCATGAAACATCTGCTTCTGGCGGCGGCCGCCGCATCGCTCGTCCTTCCCGTTTACGCCGCCGAACCGGCGCCGGTACCGTCGCCGGGCGAAATCGCAGCGGCGGCGCCCGCCAGCGACTGGATCGCGATTGCGCCCTCCGACCTTCTTGTCATGGATCTCGCGCCCGACGCCAGGGGCAAGCTGCGGCGCGTCGTCATCCAGCTGATGCCCGCACCCTTCAGTCAGGGCTGGATTGGCAATATCCGCAAGCTCGCTGCGGCGCATTGGTGGGACGGAACGAGCATCAACCGCGTGCAGGACAATTATGTCACGCAGTGGGGCGACGCGACCGAGAAGAAGCCGCTGCCCGAAGGGTTGTTGACGGTGCCCGAAAGCGAATATGTCGTCGGCACGGGAATGAATGTCGTCACCGGGCCGAAGGGCGTCGGTCATTTCCTTGGCCCTCTGCCCGCAGGCAAGCTGGTCGACAGCTATGCGCCTTTCGCCGGCTTCTTTCGCGGCTGGCAGATTGCCGGTGCTCACGAGCCCGACAATCCGGCGTTTCGGGATCAAGGGTCGCTCCCATTGCTGAAGGACCGGCCGACTGTCGTCTGGCCGCTGCATTGCTATGGCGCCGTCGGCGTTGGTCGCAATCTGTCCCCTGACACGGGATCCGGGGCCGAGCTTTACACTGTCATCGGTCATGCGCCGCGCCATCTCGATCGCAATATTGCCGTTGTCGGCCGGGTGATTAGCGGAATGGAGAATCTGTCGAGCCTGCCGCGCGGTACCGGCGCGCTCGGTTTCTATGAGAATGAGGCCGAGCGGGTGCCGATCAGGTCGATCCGGCTGGCGAGCGAGCTTCCTGCCGCCGCGCAGCCAAAGTTCGAGTATCTGTCGACCGATAGCGGCAGCTTTGCCGCCTATGCCGATGCGCGCCAGAATCGCCGCGATCCGTTTTTCATCAAGCCCTCCGGCGGGGCGGATATCTGCAACATTCCGGTTCCCGTCCGGCCTGTCGCGGCGAAGTAAAGACG